CGGAATCACCTTCAGGGTCGCCTTCACTTTCTCCTTCGGCTAGTGAAAGCCCATCAGTATCACCATCACCATCAGTCAGCCCAAGTGAGTCACCTAGTGAATCTCCATCACCATCAGCATAAAAGAGCAAACATATGGCAACATGGCCTAGTACATTACCAGATCCGCTAAACGATGGGATGTCCATTACGTCCGGTTCTACCATCAAGATTCGTAAAACCGAAAGTGGGCGTAATGAGGCGAGAAGATTTGGTGATGGAATGCCTGATCAGCTCTCTTGCACTTTCAGGTTTATAGATACTGAATTAACGACCTTTGAAGAATGGTTTGAAGATGATCTTAATCATGGAGTGAATTGGTTTTCTGCTGATTGGATTACTGATCTTGGATATTCAGGATATTCAGCGAGATTCTTTGGCTATCCAACCATAAAAGCAAAACACGAAATTTACCAAGATCTTGTGGCAATATTACTATTGCAAAGAACCGAATGGATCGCAACTGCTGGTGGTGCAACTGCTGGTGGTGGATGGGGGGAGTGGGAATCTGCTTCGGCATCACCTTCTAATTCACCTTCACTTTCACCATCTGCCAGTATCTCTCCATCGCTTTCACCAAGTAGCAGCCCAAGCATGTCACCTTCTAATTCACCTTCACTTTCACCATCAGCTTCAGAATCACCAAGTGAGTCACCTAGTGAATCACCATCAGCTTCAGAATCACCAAGTGAGTCACCTAGTGAATCGCTCAGTGAGAGCCCTTCGGAATCTCCTAGCGAATCACCTAGTGAATCACCATCACCGTCACCATAAGAGAGCAAATATATGGATTTAGAAGACGCAATCAAAGAAGCATATGAATTTGCACCTGCGGACATAATTTATTTCGATACACTAGAAATCATGCATAATGATTTGGACGAATCCATTAAAGTGGTTCGTTCATATCGAGGAATCACAACGGAAGATGGCACTTTTATTCCTGTTATGTTTGATTTTGCATTGCCAGAAACAGAAGGTGGTGTAAGAGGTGAAATGGTAGTTACACTTAACGGCATCCCATTATCTGCTCGTGCATCTATTCGGTCTATTACTGGAAAGGTTGATCCGGTTACTGTCATGTATCGACAATATATTAAAAATACCACAGATTATCCCGATCCTACTATTGACCCTGACCCTTGGACAGCGGATGCATCATTGCCTGTAGCCTTATCCGTTACTCAAATAAAAGAAACAAGAATGGGCATAGAGGCCAGAGCATGTTTCCCTGATCTGGTAGGACTGTATTTTCCTAGAAGATTAATGACAACAACAGATTTCCCCGGGCTGAGAACTATATGACATCTGATCAAATTAATAGATATATCGGTCAGAAATTTACTGAAGAGCACAATTGCTACTATTGGTATCGTGAAATACTCAAGGATATATATGGTATCCAAATGCCACCATTAGCTGGCAATCACACTGTCTTTAGTGCAGCCAGACTTATTCGTGATCTTCCTGAATTATTTGGTGGCAGAAAAACAGATAAGCCACAACCTGGCGATTGTGTGTTCCTTACGCTTGGACATCGACCACATCATATTGGCATATATGTGATTGTCGATGGCAAGCCCAAGGTTCTTCACGCTGTTGAAGGATCGGGCATTGTTTTAAGTGATATGTCATCCCTTCGCATTAATGGTTGGAGGATTAGTGAATACTGGACACTTAGAGAAGATTAGAACTAAGCCGAATTTACTGACTTTCGGCAGTGATCCAATTATTACCGCTCTTGAAGAAGTAATTACTATTAACAAAATCATAGAGCGTAATAATCTTACTTTCTCACGACCATTTATTGTGCTTGTGAATGGTGTAGCTTTTGGAAGAGCGGAATGGAATAATAATCTTCGCCCTGGCGATATTGTTCGTTTTGTTGAATTGCCTCGTGGTGGTGGAGGCAGTAACCCATTAAGAATCATGGCACTTGTTGCTATCATGGCACTATCATTCTGGCTGGCTGGTCCTAGTTTCTGGCTTGCTGGAATTGTCGGCAAAACTGCGGCGGCAATTATTGGTGGTGTTGTCGGCCTCGGCGGCACGATGCTCGTCAATTATTTCTTGGGAACAGGAATGCCATCATCGTCATCACCAGCAGTTGAAGATGTCACAACCTATGCTCTATCGACATCTAATCAATTAGCAGTAAATTGTCCTGTTCCTGAGCATTTTGGTCGAAGAAAATTTTTCCCACCACTTGCCCAAGCAATGTATACATTCAACGTACAAAATGGTGCGTTTCAAGGTGAAAAATATAATCATCATTATGATCAGTATTTATATGCCCTTTTTATTATTGGCGTTGGTGAATATGATACAATAGACGACACCACAATATTCATCGAAAATACTCCTCTATGCGATTACGATGATAGCGAATATATTGCCTATAATGTAGTAGCACCAGGTGAACGCCCTAGTATGGTAACAACCTTATCTGCCACTAATTCCGCAGGGCCATATACATATACACGACCTCATACTCATATAGCGTACGTGTCGAATGAGGTTAGTGGACAAGAATTATCAGACGAATGGGTTGTCTTCACTGCAAATCCACCTGGGGCAATTATTAATACGGTCTTCTTCGATATTACTTTTCCTCAAGGTCTGGGAGAGTGGAAAAAAGACGGAGGAGATGTCGGCAAGACTGTTTCTGTGATTGCTCAAGTTAGAGGAATTAACCAAAACCATACGCAGACGCATGGATGGACAGCAGCATTTTCTCATGCTTTTTATGGTCAAACAACCCATACTATTTCTATGACTTGTGGCTTTGCTGTTCCATTTTATGCATATCAATATGAGGTTCGTTTTAAACGATCGCCAGCAAAAAAAGACAATCCACCGGCTATGTTAATCGAGACTTGCCAAATAACTTTCATGTATGCACGTGGAGAACGTCATCCTGTTTATGGCGATGTCACCATGCTTGAATTATGTATAAGAGCATCTGAACGGTTATCTGGCAATGTTGCCAGCCGTATTCGTGTCGATACCACAAGAAAACTTTATCCTGTTACAGCTACAGGATTCGGCGGAACAAAAGTGGCAACATCCTGTATAGCTGATGCTATGGCATATATTGTTACTGCTGATAATGGAGGTATGCAAGCCAGTACAATCGTTGATTGGGCTACACTATATGCCCTCAAAAACACATGGGCCAATACAGGTTATGAATTTAATTATCGCTTTACTTCTCGATGCTCAGTCATGGAGGCATTATCAAAATGTGCTTTGCATGGTCGTGCAGTTCCTTATATGCCTGGTGGCCTTTTGTCTTGTGTTCGAGATGAATTACAAACAACAAGTGCTCAAATTTATAGTGATGATGATATTTCTGAAGGTTCATTATTAATAGAACATAAATTGCGGACAGCAGATGATCCTACTTGTGTAGAGATACAATATACCGACCCTTATACTTGGGAAACAAAAAGTATTTATTGCTATGATGATGATGGCAGTGAATTGAACCCGTGTACTATCAATCTTGAAGGATGTATTAGTCGGAATCATGCTTGGCGTATTGGTATGTACATGTATATGGACGATAAGCTTAATCGCACTACAGTTGAATTTACTACAGGGCTCAAAGGCCATATTCCAACATTGGGCGAAAAGCTTCTCGTTGCTTCTCGTGTGATTGACTGGGCTTATTCAGGCATTGTTATCAAGAAAACCGGCCCCATTCTTCAGTTATCTGAACCGGTAGATTTTGAAGAATCATCGACCGGTCAAATTTTCTTCCCAACATTGACCGGTGGTGCTTCTGGTCCTCATACTTGTACTCCAGGAGCAGATCGTAGTTTTATTGTTGGTGAGTGGGAAGATATAGACATTAAAACAATGGACGAGCATGGGGAAGAAGCGTCTAAATTTATTTTTGGACCAGCAATAACAAATTTTCTTCCTATTCGATTGTTGCGAGTTTTGCCACAAAATGAGAATGAAATCCGCATTGTCGGGTCAATCATTAATGATGAAGTTTATGTCGATCCAGGTGATCCAGGTGATCCAGGTGATCCACCAGATGAGCCTGGTATTTCATATGATCTGATTGCGAGCTTATCATTAGAATATAAAGAAACCATTGTAGATGTGATATGGTGGACGGTTACATGGTTTGGTAGTGCTGAAATGGTAAGAATTGAACTAAAGGAAGGTAATGGTGAATATGATATATTGGTAGACGAATATACCGCTCATACACTTGATTTTGAAAGTAATGCTACATCGTTTGTGGTTAAAATCACACCATATGATGAAGATGAAGTTCTAAGTCCTGGTGATGCCAAAACTATTAGAGGTCGTGCACTGCCTGCAATTACCAACTTTCAACTAGATGATCATTACGTCGATTATGATCCAATAAATGATAATTATAGCGATACGGTTTTTGAATTTTCTTGGGATGCTGTTAGTACTGTCGATCAATACTATTTATATTTTTATATTGATGACGATTTTATATGCTCATTAGTAAAATTAACTGATATTACTGATGGGACTGTTGAGTTTACTACAAGTGCTGCAACACTCAATAGACAATCAGGATGGCAACTAGATCACTCTGTCATTCCGAGAGCTTATTATTGGGGTGAATTCACGGTAATTCTAACTGGTCATGCGACCATAAATGTTGATTCGCCGATTGTAACTCTTACGCCAACAGTACCAACGATTCCAACGACTCTTGTGGTAGATATTGATGCACCGGATGCACCAACAGATGTCGTTTGTATAGATTTATTGAATAGAAGCGGTACGAATGATGGTTTTACGTTGGCATGGACACGAACATACAATGTTTCGAAATATTTTATTTATTATCATACAACCGATCCTGATTTTAACCCAAATAATGGTGAAGGAACATTGTGCGCCATAATTGAGACCTCTAGTTTAAGTTTATTGGATAGAAGTGTAGTCCATAGTTTTTATATTGTTGGTTTTGATGCTCAGGATACACCTTGGACATATCATTTTCGTGTGGCTGGAACTAATAATGCGACATCCAATGATGCCGCTTTAAATTGGAGTGATAGATGCACTGTAACACATTTAATACTCAATTTATTATAATAATTTCCAATTA